CGGAGGGGGGTAGAGGAGAATCTTGTTGGTGCCCACCCCATCTTCCACCAGGAGCATCGGGTCGCCGTTGCCGGCGTTCTCCCAGTCGGAGTATCGGCCGTCCAGGTCGCTGATGTGGTCCATGATGCCAAGTCTCTTGGTTTGGGTGGAGAGCTTCGCCCGGTAGATCCTGGTGATGAGGTCACTCACGCTATATGTCGCCTGGCCAACAACGGTGGTGATCTCACAGATAGAGGGGGTGATGATGTCCTGGATCAGGTCGGCCTCGTCACACAGGATCTTCACGATCCGGTTGCAGAGGGCTGTGAGTCTTTCGTTGGACCACAGGTAGGGCCCATCGACCTCATCGTCCAGGTCGTCCCTCCAGCGGGTCATCAGTTCAGCGAGAGTGGCCATTGCTTTCTACCTTTCCGAGTAAATCAACCAGGCGTCGTCCCTTTCTTCCGTGGTGATGGGGAAATCGAGGATGCTGGCCAAAGCCAATTCGTCCGGCTTTCCTTCGGGAGTGAATTCCACCACTTCCTCGATGGCGTTCACGATGGTCTGCAGCCTGGTGTCTTCTTCCGAAGCGTCCGGTGCTTCCGGTTCCTTCTCTTCCGGCGCCTCTTCCGTCTCGGATTCCTCCGCGGCCAGCTGGGCGTCGATCGCCTCGAGTTCCTGCCTGAGTCTCGTCCTCTTCTCGACCGGAGTCTCCGCTACGGTGACGGCCACACAGATGCCCTTCATGGGCCCCTCGGTGGGAATCTTGGTCGGACCTTCGTATATGATCCACCTGCCCGCGGGCGAGGCCCCCAGACCGAGAGGACCTTCGTCCCGGCCTACGCTGTCGATCATCCTGGCGACAGCGCATACCTGCCCGGTCAGGGTGTCCTTCATGAGCTCTGCTTTCTTGTTGTGTCCCATAACTCCTCCTGATGTGAGGCGGGGGAGGAGCTACCTCCCCCATCTCGGTTAATGGCTAATAGGCCCTGATGGCTGCCCAGGTGTAGCTGTGGTCGGTGACAGGGTCGGCACCAACGGTGAGCGTAATGACTCCAGCACCGGGGACAACTGCCTCAATGATGTCGTCGTCGTCGGAGGTGGCATGGATGAGGATGATCTTGTCGGTAGCGAGGATGCCGGTGGCCGTGAACGGACCAACGGTCGTGGTGTCGCCAGTGACGGCGGTGTACTGCCCCATCGCGGCGATGTAGTGGGAAGGCGCGGCGAGACCAGCCTGGCGGAAGACAACGTAGTCGTAGACCAGGTCGGAACCGGGGTCGGCACTGAACACGGCGGTCAGCGTATTGGCGGTACACTTGGCCGTTCGAATGGTGACAGTGTTGGTGCCTTCGTCCGTGACAGTCAAAAGAACCCTGTCGGTGGCGAGGATTCCAGCGATTGTCTCGGCCTCAGAGGCGTTTCCACCTCCAGTGGTGATCGAACCAGCGAAGACGATCTCGAACGCCGGGATCCCTCCCTGACGGAAGATTCCGATGGTGGAGGTGTGGGCGGTGGAGGGATCGGCAGAGGCGGTAAACGTGACAGAGTTGTCCGCCGCGACCGTCAACTCGGAAACCGTGTCCGTGTCGTTTGAGACGGAATACTGACCAAGCGCAAGATCGAGAGCCCCGTCGCAAGGAATGGTTACTGCCTCATCGGCATCGCCACCCGCTGTGGCGGTGTCCTTGAAGCCGGTGCACGCCCACGGAGCGGACGTGCTGTTGACCGCACTTAGGGGGGAGAAGGAGGCAGAGGTGACGGTGCCCCTGTTGATGTGTAGTCCAGCGTGAATGCCGCTGGTGACGTTGATGATGCAGTTCACGGCATAGCCAGCGGAGCCGGCGTCCGGAAGGGTGGCTGAGCGGGTGTAGATGGCGTTGTTGCTGGCGTCATCGAAGAAGACATTGTCGTTGCCGTTCGAGGCGCCTCTGAGCGTGATCTTGTTCTGTACTCCAATGGATCTTCCCATCGGTTTTCCTCCTTAAAAGCGAGGGGGTCCGAAGACCCCCTCTGGTTACTCTAGGCAAGGTTCAGGATCTTGGCGTACAGCTTCACAGAGCCGTCCGCCAGTACTCCCGTCACCGCCTTGACGAGGATGTCGAGGGTGTCGGTAGCGTCGAAAACCACCCCGATCACGTTGTCGGGACCGTAGCCGGCACTCACCGCCTGAAGCTCGATCCCAGCGGAAGCCGCGAACATGTCGAAAGCGGCGAAGTAGCCATCCGCCGTCAGACCGGTGTAGCCCACGTCGATGGTGAAGGCAGAGGCACCCGTTTCCGGAGCCACAACCTTCATGAAGACCTGCTCGACAATGGAGTTCGCGGGAATGTCGAGAACCTGGAGAATATCGCCCTGGACGTAGCCGGCGAACGAGATCAGGTCCGTCTCCTGGAACGGGTTCTTCCCCTGAGACTTCCAGGCAACATTGCCAGCGTTGGTGGCGAGATCATAGGTAGACATTGTTTATCACCTCCTTTTAGCTGAAGTAGCAGTAGCACACGCCCAGGCCGGTGCCGAGAACCACCTTGTAGCCGTAGACGCTCAGGCCACGAATCAGCTGGCCGAAGCTACGCGGGTTTTTGAGGGCGTCCGTATCCACGAACTGCTGCGCGAAGGTCGTGGCGGAACTGTGACCGAAGAGGACACGGTAGGCGGTGTACCCGCTATCGGACACGGTTTCGTACCCGTTGCAGGTGAAGATTTTGAAGTTGTTGATCCCGCCGATGTAGCCCTTCCGGATGATGGACTGGTTGTCGCCGGTCATGCTGGAGTCCTGCAGATCGGACTTGTTGAACAGGTTCTTCATCCGGGACGGGATGACAAGCCACCGGCCTTCGATGGGGATGTCGTTCTCATCCAGACAGGATTCCATGTCCGCGACAACGTCCAGGATGCTGACCCTGTTGACTTCCACCGGGGTGGTGGTGGTGCCCATGTTGTAGTCGCCAGCCTTTTTGCCGGCGGCGGTGCCGATGTTGGTTGAGTCGGCGTCGGCGTAGATGTTGTTCAGCACATCGCGGTATATCTTGATCTTGGTCTGCTGCACCGCATCACTCGACCACATGTCGAGCAGGCCCAGGTCGGACTGGTACTTGTCGATGTCGTCGCAGGCCGCGCTCCAGCTTTTGCCCTTGTTGATGAGCAGCCGAATCTTGGCCTTCTCGAGGTTCTCGTAGTCGAGGTCCTGACCCTTCTGGTAGTTGTTGACGGTGACATCAGGAATTCCGCGAATCTCCACGGTATCGCCCTGATTCTTGATTTCCCCTTCCCAGTCGTTATTGGTGATCTCGGTCAGGAAAGTTTCCTCGTAGTACTTCGGCTGCAGCCTGGAACTCCAGATGGCCGGGATGAATCCATTCACCCCAGTACTGGAATAGTCAGGCCCGCCAGGAATTACCGGATACATTGTTCTACCTCCTGGTTATACCTACACAACAGCCCTGCTCGTAATCGCTCTTTTGACCCGTGCCTCAGTTGTCTTGTACAGGTCACTGGCTCGATAGCGCGGGTTATGGGACTTGTTGGTGTGGGTATCTAATTCTTTGGATGTCATGAAGTCCTTGCTGGGCAGTTCACCCCCACCCTTGTGGGTGGTAGTGGGCGCAACAAGTCCCTCGATCGATGGTTTTGCTGCTGATGGAGCGGCTGTCTGTCCGATAGCGGTTTTGTACTGGATGAAGAATTCAGCCACCTGCTCGGTGTCCCTCTCCTGGTGGGCCAGTTTAAGGGCGTCCAGGAGTGAACCCTTACCGAAGGGATTCTTTTGTTTGAGATACTGGAAGAATCCAGGAGTAACGTCGATTTCTCTCCAGTCAGGAACCAGCCGGGTCAGTTCAGTCTCGTGACTGCCCACGGCTGTCTCGCTGGTGGCCTTCGCAACATTGGCGATTTGAGTCTCAAGCCCGACCATCCGCTGATCATATTCTGACCTGATCGCGTCAGCCTGTTCCTTGAGGATTGCCGACATCTGAGTGCCGGCCTCGTCGCCATAGTCGCTGATTAAGGCCCCCAACTTCGTGTTCACTGCTGGGTCGGTCGGCGCTCCTGCTTCTCCCTTCTCACCCAGTTTCGTCTCCAGGGCCACCACTCGCTGTTCAAGGCTGGAATTTCTTTCCTCCAGGTCCTTGTTCACGGCCTGTAGCCTGGGGACTTCTGCGTATTCCTTACCCACCAGAACGCTGTGCTTGTGTTCCAGCTTGTCGTGCTTCTCCTGTAGGGCAATGAGCGCAGCTGCCGGGTCGGCGGGTACTTCGACTGGAGGAATTCCCAACGCACTCACCGGGGGCACCGCTGGGGGTGTCTCCGGTGCCTTCTCTACGGGGGGAGTGGCAGGGGGAGTCTCGGGAGCCGGCTCAACGGTCTTCCCTTCCTCGACCTTCTTCTCGCCCTCATACTGGTCAGGGTAGCGCTTTCGGTGAATCTCCAGGCCAACCTTCTTCATCTTCTCCATCTTCTTCGCTACGGACATGATGCCTCCTTCTGGGGAGCCGGCTGTGCGGTGTTCCCCTCTGTGCCGGAGCCGATATTGGTATTCCGGCGGTATGAAAATGACTGAGCCTTGCGGTGTTCAGTCATGGTGAAACCTTTTGTTTCAGATGTTCATCCCACAACATTGTGGTTTTCTGAGCATGTGGGCAGTTGAATCTCTCTTCCCTGACAACCTTCGCTACAGCTGCCGGGATTTTGGCCACCTCTTTGGCTATCTCTTCAGTGTTCACGAAGAGGCGCTTTACGTCTTCGCTGAGAACGGTTACTCGCTCGGAGTGATGTTCCACTCGTTCACAGAGGGCTCCATATTCTT